AAGGGGGTTCAATCAGAGACCAAGCAGCCGCAAGTTGCTACCGAGTCATCGGTAACAGCACACACGCCTCCGTGGAGTCCTCGGCCCTATAGGCCTATCCAGGGACAACGCTCCGGCGTTGGGTAGTTCATCGGTACCGTGCGACACAGTCGTACCTCACCATCCTCTACCATCTGCGCATAGGGTTCTCAGGCCCTATACCTGCTTTGGATACTTAGCTGAACCTTGTGGTGAATTAGAACGCACTCGCTTCTTCAAGCGTGCCTCGGCCGGGATCTTAACCCGCTTACGCGGAGGCCCTTCCCCCCCAAAGGAAGGGCCCCCCCACCGGCGCTTCTTGTCGAAGACGGGAGTATTCCATTCACCACCCACTCTTGGTGCAGATAACATTTGTACCACCGGTAGAAGAGAAAGAGCATGAATCGGCTTCATCGCTGCCCTACGGAAGCGACTAAGACCAGTCCACAGCTCCTTCGGCCTATCCGTTAGCTTAGGATAGGGGACAATGAGATTCAACTTCTCAAGGGCCGCGTCTATGCCACGGCATACACGCCCTAGAGAGAGGGTCCACTCACGCGAGCACGCGGGTCGAATCAGTCTCGCGACTGATCCAACGACAGCGATTGCTAAGTTCGCCGCCTCGTGCGCGCGGGTTACTGAGGGACCCTCCTCAACTTCTACCGACTGTAAGCTTTGAAGTGCCTCCTTGGCAGCATCCGCCCAGAACATTTTCTCCTCGGTTGAAAGAATCTGCTCTGAGCGGTACCGCCACGCGCCTTCCAAGAGGGAAAGGTAGGCAACCCCGCCAGATCCTTGAGACATGGCGCATCTTAGAGCTCTGACCCATTTAGGCCGAAGAGATAAGAACACGTCACGCTCAGGACGCAGCGAAGGAAACCCACCACCTCCCAGGAAGCGCGGTAGATCTGGAGGCACGCCGGCACGTCGCAACAGCCTGAACTCTTGAAGGTACCTGAACTGGATATACCCGATCAGCCACCTTGGTGATCCAAGAGCGCAGACTGCGTTCGACACAACAGGACCACAGGCCCAAGCTGGGACCTTGGCTCCTCCCCGTTCCACACGGGCAGAAGGTTGTATCGAGCGAACCGATATTGAAGGAAGAACCTTTCTAATCCTAGAATCATAAAGTTCCTCCACCAGCACTCCCATAAAGGAGGACTGGAGATCCTTACCCGCAGATGGCTCGCCATTCGTCGAGCGCAGCTGTGACGTGTATAGTTGTGAGACGGTCTCTGGGCAGACGCCAAAAAGGTCGTCCCCAACCGTCCTACACTTGGATCTTTCAAAACGGCTATGCGAAGATCTCAATCCTGACTTGGTCCAAGCCGACTCCCACAACCAGAGGTTGTAGAGAGAAAGCAAGGGCCAGGTCACCCCGGAGCCCATCAGAATACCGCAATTGGTGATCACAAATCCCAATTCAGTATGGATCCGATGAGGCCCAACGGCAAGTTCGAAGACACTCTGGAGGAAGGGTGACAAGCCCAGACTCCCAGAGAGCCCCCGAACAAGGGATAGAGAAACAAGGTGAGGGATTAGATCAGAAGCCCTTTTCATGTCAACTGATCGGATTACGTATCCGAACGGGACTGACATGCGCTCAATACAGTCGTCCAGTGGCATACTGGACGCCGGATTGAGACGGGGATCTGACTTCATCAAGTCTAGGAGGATTCCGTTAAGTACTTGGGCGAAGTACGAAAGGCACGCCTCTATGGGCGTAACCATTCTAACCTTCATCCCACGTTCCTCAACTGCTGACTGCCGAATCCTCGGCAGTAATCCTCTCTGGGACTCTAACAGGAGAGCTTGCATCTTAACCGCCATAGAGCAGTAAAGGTACAAGTGCTCACGTAGGTACTCCCACTCTTGTGGACCCACGTCCATCAAGAAGTACTCCTCCTCGTAAGGGAAGAGTGAGTCTCCTACTCTCTCCGGTTCCTCATCTTCGCGCCGGTTCTTGAGCCTAAGCAGAAGGCCCTCTTCCTCGTACTGCCCGAAGACAGAATAAGGGAGGTCCCTCGTGCTAGACACAAGAATCGTAGCTATCTCATAAGTCAGGAAACTCTCCCGAAGCTCTCGAAGAGCTTCGTGATACTCTTTTACCATCCCTCCAGCCTTAGCCGGTAAGTCATACGACGCCGACACTGACTGAGGGAAGGATATCTTGTACTGTGAGGACCGCGAGTGCACCCATGTACTCGCGAACCTTCTTATGGACCTCCTCGTAGCCCGGGTCACCCTGGGCTTCGAAGTCAGATCCTTAAGATGCTGTTCAAACGCCAAAGGCAGTTGATCAGGCACAGGACCAGGACCAGCCCTCGTAAAACGAGAAAGCTGGTGGAGTATCAAGCTTTTGCGGCTTTCTCCGTATCCACGGAGAGAAAGGGAACCGCAAAAGTTGGAAAGTCCTGGCAGCGTCGGTGGATGCTCAAAACCAGCAAGCTGGTCCTGAACAGCCACACGACGATACCAGGCACCGAGCGATTTGATGGACTGCCAGTCGCTCCTCACGGAACGATCAGCTATCCAGGAAATCAACCGGTTCACGCCCGCTCGAGCAGAGCGAACGTGCCGGTCTGGATTCTCGGTGCTACTAACGTAGAGCCAGGCAGAACCGAAGGAAAGGGCTAAGGCATCCAAGAACGCCGTAACCCAAACCTCGGTCTGCTGATGGTTATCTGCAAGACGGAGAGCCGGTACGCGTAACCACGCGTATCTGCCTGTCAACCTCCGAACCCTCTCGGGTTCCTGGGGTTGCCGGTTCCGCCGCGGCTTGCGATGCAAGCCGCCGGAAGCTCCTCGAGAAGTCGGACAGACCTTCCCTACGGTCACCTTAGGATTTCTCCCTCGATGAACC